GCGCATTATTATATATATATATATTAGATTACAGTAAATAATAACGCCTAACACTATTATTTACTTTGATTGCTCGAGATGGACTCTCGCTTGAGATTATTTGCCATTACTCTGATACTAGGACAACCTCGAAATCCTACGAACCTGGATCCGCTCCCTTTTCTCCTCAGAACGACGAGGGCATCTCTGTCCCCTTCTTCTAGAGAGATTGTCACAACAGCCTTCCTCTCGCTAGGGCGACTGCTACAACTAAAGAGAGCTCCCTTGATTGAATCGCTGAAATGAAAAGGCCCACTTCGACTATTCCTACCAAAGGCTAAGGGAAAGAATTCCAATTCTTCGTCTATGAAAACAACATCAGAGAACTTTCGCCTTTCTATGGTAACCTCAAAGGATCCTCCCCCTATGACGTCCGTAAAACAACCACGCAGTAGGGACTCATAGCACAGAGCTCCATTCCCTCCGAAGCCAGAATATACGGGGGGATATTGAGGCACTCGAAAAGTGTAATTCTCACTCTCCCTACTGATGAGATATTCACCGACAATATCTCCTTTCTCACTAGCGAAAACATCTAGATCCCCAAACGCTCTGCGAAAGCCAGCATAGTTCCGATCCTTGAACTCCAAGTCCGAATTTGCTCTGACCGAAACGCACACATCCACATGGAACTTCTTCTTCTGTGAAAGCAAAGGCGAATCCACAATCACATAAAACATACCATTTGAATACGCGTCGGTCAGAGAACCCGAACTCCAAGGTATGGTATTATGCGTGGGAATCCATTCGTTTCTACGATTCCAACTCTTGCAGCTGAAAGAAACCTCCTGACTCTCACTCAAATCAAGATTAGTAGAAAAAGAATCTCCTGGAGATAGCTTCGACCCGCCGTCGTGAAAATCCTTAGCATACACAATGCGTAAAGAGCCGGTTACTTTGGGACAGCTGACGCGAAGAGTGAAAGTAAAACTACCTTTCCAATTCTCATGCATCCCGCTCATAAGAGAGAGGGGGGTTAAATGAACCTGATTCTCTTCTATCATGCACAAAGAAGGGGAAACTGGCAATTTTAATAGCATATGACCCCTATCGTGCTCCGTTTTCCACAAAACACCTTTGGCTATTAGGCCCGGTGTGTCCCGGAGCACCTCCTCATGAGAGACATGTGGCCCGCGAGGCACGAGACTAAGGTCGTTCCGAGGATCAACTAGAAGACCGACGTAGTTGGTCAACCGAGCTCGAACGACCACTTGGAGCGGGGAAGGAACAGCCACCACATCGGAACGCAGCCTTGCCACTGAGGAAAAGATAAGGTTACCGTCCATGGCATGGGGCACAGAATTTACAGGACAGTAGTCTAAGGGTATGACTAAACTGATCCCATCCTCAATGAAGATTCCCCCCATCTGACTCACGCATACAGCTGTTGCTCTATCGCAAATATCTCCTGTGCATCCTTTCCAGAACGCCATCATCATGGATCCAGAAACGTGTGGCGGTTTGCACAGAATACATTGTACCTCCAAGTTACCAGAAATGTGAGAGAAAGCACCAAGAGTCCCTTTCGGAAGAGTCTGAAGAAAGTACAAGCTTATGATGTCAGAAATGGCCTTAATATCACCCTGGATGTCCCACTTTCGAACACACAAGTCTATCCACCTTTCCAAGGGCTGGGGCGCAACTGCAAGAACCTCACTTGGATCTTCTTCGTCCTCTGCACCTTGAGCTACAGCAATCACGTAAGAGGGAAGCACAGCTTCACTCATCACATCATAAGTAGGGAACTCAAATCCAGGTTCGGTCTCTCGAAACTTCAAGCGGAACTCATTGTAGCGCTCACGTCCATGCTGCCACAACTCTCGTGTGAAACTCTCCACCTTGGCTATCAACTGCTCTTCTTCGTTGAGCATCTTCGACCGCAAACCCACATTCAGCATGCGAGCGAGAGATGTATCGGCCAAAGGGGCACACCAAATGCTCAATTCAGTATCTCTGCGGAAAGAACGCTGTAGGAAACTAGTCTCGTAGAGATTCACATACTCCTGCGTAATGGGTTGCTTGAGTTCATTTGTGATCTCAACGTTAAACTCAGCCAGACATTTAGCCTCAGATACCTGATTGTACCGAGGGTTCGAGGAAACCTTGAGAGAATCATCTCCATAGAGCATGAACGCCACTTGCTCAAAGAAGGTGCTGGGGTTCTCTTCCGTAACCAGACAGAAAGCCACCATACAGTATATCAGATTAACAAAATTGTTAATGATAACCGTTAGCGGGTTGCCCGATGGGTTAGTACCATCCACTATCACGATATCTCCATTGACAATGTGCGCACACTGAAGAAGGCTCTCCATGAGACAACTAGCGTGAATAAGCTCCGTAGGAGTAAAGTTCCCAGAGGATGTGAGAAGATCAACGAAAATCTGGGAGACGAAACGAAGTACGCGAACTGATTGGCCCTTATCGAACTTCCGGAAATCACCCGCCATCGTTCGGTCTGAAAGGCCAAAGCGCATCAGAGAATCATGAATTTCCCCCCAGTCGCTACCAGTGGCATTTGAACCAACCGGCATACCAAGCTCGATACCATGGGTCTGCAACTGAGCAACCATGGTGAGGAAGGATTTTCTCACAAGGATGGAATCCGAAATACCAATACCAGTAAAGGTCCTTTCAGCATTCTTCCTCTTCTTGTCCTCGCTAACGGGTTCATCCTTAATCGTCCACGTGGCCACGGGGGTATATGTACCTCCATCATTCAAGAGTAAAGTCTTTTCTTCAACCTCATCAATCGTTTGCTTATCCAGAACTGCTCGGCCGTCGACGATCGGACACAGCTCACTCTTTACACGATACTGGGGATACCCAGAGCTTGACTGCATGTTCATACTCTTGACAAAGGAAACTCCTTCCACACCGTTGAGAGCTACATCTACATCCACTGGAATGATCCTGGAAACATCAATTCTCCCTTTCACAAAGGTCAAAATAGCACTCGAGACATCGCGTAAGAGAATCTCCGGGAAGGGGCCGGCTGGAGACTCCATCTTCTTCAGAGAGTAGCTAGAGGCATCTTTCCATTCTCCTTCGACGAAACCGACCTTTAAACAAGGGTCCACATAGCTATTTTGGAAAAATTTTCCGCATAGCCGAGTCTCATAGAATTGACTCTCATCATAGGCTCGCCTTCTCTTGACCAACGAGCCGACGACTTCTCCCCTACCGCCAGAAACTCCATAGAGAACAGATTTAGGGTGTAGGTCTGTGATCTCTTCTTTCACCATGAACGTTCTGTCCCGACCGGAGGAGCCAAGCCTATCCAAGATGGGAAGCAGCTCTTCACGCCCAACTGTTTGGGCATAGCTTTTCGCTCCTGGTTTCCCAGCGATGTGCACACCGATAATAGCGAATCTTCCACCTATGTCCCGAAAGACGGGCAGTCCACAGTCCCCACTCTCTGAAGGAAAGTCATATTCGAGAACGTCCTGGGCTCCCATCTTCGCTACACCGTTGCGATAGTGGAAATCCTTGTGGAAAACAGTGGGAGAAGAAATCACCTTACCGTCCCTCACGATATAGCAATTTCCCGCATATTCTCCTCGAGAAAAAGCGAACTTCGAGATGTAGCTGCTTACGGATGGCCCAGAGAATCTAATAGCTCCTAGATCAAATCCTGGAACATACTCGATACTGTACGAACCAACAGTAAGATCAATGCGCTGCTTGAAGAGCTCGCCAGGACCTAAGAAATGTCCACCCTCAGGTTTAGCTTCGAATTTCTTCAGCATGTGCCCGACCGTCAAGAAAACATTGTGGGCAAGAGGGAAGGCCCAACAAGAAGCACCGAGGAACTTGAATCGAAAGATCCGCATCGAGGGGAGCTGATCCAGTCCAGCATACCAGCCTTTTCCTATCAAAGGAGATCTATTCCATCTCTCCACGGGTTTTGCGTTCCAAGAGTAGGGCTTCTTCTGGGTTCGTGGAAGCCTTTCAATGACCTCGGCTCTAGACATAGATTGAGCTTCGGGTTTGACCTTCGAATAGGACATCCCAGCCCAGATAGCTCCGGCACTAATGACCCCAATCGCTAGAGCTGCGAGCTTCATCTTTGTCACAACTGCCTTGCTAAAGAAGTCCTTCGAATCCTCTTCAACGGCGACTTCCATGCGCCTCCCCACGACTTGCCAATTGGCTGAACCCAACAACAACTGTCAGCAATAGTTGCTGCCCTGAACTCGTCTTGCTGGCCCCACTGTCCATCGCTGCCAGTTTGGAACTAAGAAGCTCATCATCCTCAACCTTTGTTTGAGAAGCATCCTCTGCAGGTTCGGGCTTTTGGATCACTTCTCTAGTCTCCTCATCAGGTGCAACAGTGACCAAACCAGCCTCATCCTTTGCTACACGAGCCGCCAGTGCAGCATCCTTTGCTGCCTGGGTTTGTGCTGCCACATGGCGAGCTTCGGCCTGTTGTGCCATGAAGGCGGCATGTTCCTTGATGCGCTGCTGGCGCTTCTCTGCTGCCTCCTCCTTGGTGTCCTTGAGCAAAGGATCCTCCAAGTAGCCGTGGGCCTCTCGCTGCTCCTCTGTTTGTAGGATCATCTCAGCTGCCTGCTCCGCTGATGCTAGTGGATCTGCAGAATAAGCCCAGGGGCTCGCTGCTTTGGATTTCTTTCGCAGCTGCACTGGCTGTGCGACCAGCTCGGTGGGGAGGTCTCGAGCTGACTCCTGGGCAGCAATGGCGACCCTTAGGTTCTCTCTCTGATCTGTGACAGGGCCCCCGTCGCCAGGGAAGTGCACCTTGGATGCACTCAACACTGTGTCTTCCATTTGCTTTTCCTTCGTAGACTCCTTTCCCAACGCCGAGGCCCATGCCTCACTCAGCCTGCGGTGTGCCTCATCACCCTCACGCTTCTGCTCTTGGGCCGCAGCACTTACCCCAAGTGCCTCGGCGAAGGCTCCCTTGGTCTCCTTAGTGGGGGCTTCCCTATCATTCTGCTGCTCCTTAGGAGCCTGCGGGGATGCATTCCCATAGGCCTCGGCCCACGCCCTCTGCAGGGGCGAAGGGGTGTCTGTCTCCAGTGCGATCACAGGGCCGGCCACGGCGCTGGGGGTCCCCTGCGCTTGCAGGATGTCCTGGGGCAGTCTGGCGTCTGGGGCCTCTACTGCATACCCCCACGCATCTGCGATGAGGTGGTTGGCTGCAGGGGCGTCCTTGTGTTCGCGCTCCCGCTTCTCGCGGCGGAGGGCCTTGAGCTGGCCTCTGAGCAGGTTGGAGATGCCCGTCTTTGAGTAGTGCAACATCCCAAACAGATTGGTCGTATCCTTCTTTATCTCCCGGCGGCTGTTGCGCGTCACCTGATGCCTCAGTTGGTTAATTTCCCTTTCCTGTCGTCGCTGCAGCCGCCGCACCTTGCGGGCGCCTGGCGACTTCGCGAATCCTTTTTTCTTCTCTGCAGCCTCCTTGACATCGTCTTGTTTGAGCTTTTCCTTGGTGGCCTTTTCCTTGTCTTCCTTCTTGAGGAATTCCTGCTGCTGGGCCGCGTCCATGGTCTTGAACTTCTCCTGCGCAGCCTTATCTTTGGCGAGCAGCCCGTCCTTGAAGGCTTTCTTGTCTAGCAACTCCTTGTCCCGTGCAGCCCGATCGGCCGCAAATTCATCGTCTAGCTCCTTCTCCTTGATGTTGAGCTCATCCTTGATCGCTTTCTGCTCGTCATCCTCGGCCTTCTTAGTCTTCGCGAGCTCGAGAGTATTCTGGGCTTCAACCTCCAGCTGGTTGTTTGCCACGGACAGCTTCACCTTCTCCATCATCTTTTCGTCACCCTCCTTAGATGCCTCCTTGATTTCTGCGAGCTTCGCCTTCATGTCTTCCTTAATCTTCTCATTCTTGGCCAGCAGCTGGGCTGAGCGGTCCATGGCATCCTGCTTGACCTTCGCCACCTTTGTTTCGATCTTTTCCTGCTTGTGCTTCACCTCAGCATCGGCTTCCGTCTTCTTGGCCAGAATATCGGCCTTCTGCTTGGCCTCGGATGCGATTTGCTTGTCGGCATTAGCAGTGATCTTGACGAGCTTTGCTGCTTGTCGTGCTCTCCATTCTTCGCGCTTCGCGTGCTTTCGGCCTTCTTCAGAGATCTTTTTATCCGTTTTTTCTTGGCCCTTTTGCATATTCTCAGTCGCGGCTGCGGCCATGGCCATCGCTGCAGGATCTGGAGGGGGTGGGGCCGCTGCTGGGGCATCTTCAACTCCGAGTAGTGACAGGATCTCCACAGGAGGCTCCTCTTCCTCTAGCAAACCAACATCCTCATCACTTTTATCGTCAAGACTTTCGTCCTGGTCCGCCCTTAATTGTTGATGACGCGGCATTGAATACGTATGATGAGAGTTGTAGGCCTCGTTGACGATTTCATCCACCAGATTGAGGTCCACGCTGCACTCCACAGGCCCGCCCGCTAGAAAAACGAACAGCATCAAAATCAAAACTCCCGGCGTAGCCCGCCAGGGAAAACTCGATCCCGCCATTGTGCG